TGAAGAATGGAGACGTAAGGGCACTGTCTATCTATGCAAATCAGTTGAAGCAGCATGGCGGAGAGGTCCTCCACGGTGTCATTCGTGAAGTCAGTCTTGTTCTTGCGGGAGCAAACCCCGGAGCGAAGATCGATTCTGTTATGATCCACTCTGATATTTCCGAAGACGAAGGCTACTTCTACTGTGAAGATGTAGATGATATCCGCCTTTATCACGGATGCAACAAGAATACTGATGTGGACGATGACGAAGAGGATGAAGATGACGCCCTTGAGCATAAGAAGGAAACCGTAGCAGATGTATACGAGGGCATGACTGATATACAGAAGAAGGCGGTTTATGCAATTGTTAACCAGGCATTGTCTGAACAGGCTGCCAAGATGAAGCATTCCGATACGGATGATGAACTTGAGCATGCTGACTCCGGCGATGAAAAGAAAGAGCCCGAAATGAAGGAAGAACCTGAAAAGGAAGCTCCCAAGGGCAACGGACCTACAGTCAAAGAAGTATTTGATACTTTTACCGATAAGCAGAAGAAAGTTCTTTATGCACTCATCGCAATGGCACTTGAGAAGGCCAAAGAAAGCCCCGAAGTTAAGCATTCCGATGAAGAGATTGAAGAACTTGTACTCGAACATGCTGATGGTGAAGAGACTATCGGAGACGTCTTTGACACATTTACTGAGGACCAGAAGACCGTAGCTTACGCCCTTATCGGTCAGGCCATTCAGAACGAAAAGAAAAATAAGGGCGAAGCGGATAAATCCGAGAATGAAAAAGAGGACAAACAGTCCGAAGGAGGATCTACTATGAAGCATAACGTATTTGATACCGACGTCGAAAACGGCGAGGTTCTTACCCACTCCGAAATGATCGAGACTTTCAACGAGATCAATGAAGAGGCAAAGAAGACTGGCTCCATGAGAAGTGCATTCCTTGCTCATGGTATTCAGGACATTGGAACCCTGTTCCCCGATGCGAAGAACATCGAGAACATGCCCCGTACTATCAATCAGAGAACTGGTTGGGTTCCCAAAGTTATGGACAATGTTCACCACACTCCGTTCGCACGCATCAAATCCCTGTTCGCTGACATCCGTGAGGATGACGCCCGTGCAAAAGGTTACATCAAGGGTAACCGGAAGTACGAAGAAGTGATCATCGCTCTCAAGCGTGTCACCACTCCGACCACGATTTACAAGAAGCAGGCACTCGATCGGGACGACTATGTTGACATCACCGATTTCGATGTTGTTGCATTCCTGAAGAACGAGATGCGTGGCAAGCTGGACGAGGAAATTGCAATCGCTATCCTCACTGGTGACGGAAGAAGCGCTGCTTCCCCTGACAAAGTGAACGAGCAGAACATTCGTCCTATCTGGACTGATGACGATCTCTTCACTGTGAAGAAGGTCATTAATGTTCCTGGTAATGCAACTGCTGACCAGAAGGCTCGTGCATGGATCCGCGAAACCGTCAAGGCTCGCAAGGAATACAGAGGTAGCGGCAATCCCACCATGTTCTGCTCTGAGGACATGCTGGCTGATGCTCTTCTCATTGAGGATACTCTCGGTCGTCGTCTCTACAACACCGAAGCAGAACTCTGCTCTGCTATGCGCGTGAAGGAGATCGTATCCGTCCCCGCATTCGAGAACAAGACTCGTATCGTGAACGGCACGACCCATATTCTTGCCGGCATCATGGTCAACCTTGCCGACTATAACGTTGGTACCGACAAGCACGGCACCGTGAATATGTTCGACGACTTCGACATTGACTACAACCAGATGAAGTATCTGATGGAAGGTCGTATGTCCGGTGCAATGACTGTTCCTTACGGTGCAGTTGCTCTGGAGATCGTCTACTCCCTGATGCTCGACATTGATGCTATTGCTCCGGGAACCACAATTCTTGGCAAGAACACCAATGACCTGCAGAGCGACATTGTTGTGAACGACACTTCTATCTCCGGTACTCTGAAGTATGTCACTGGTTACACTGGCTACAGTGGCGATCCTGCCGAGCAGAGTGGTAACTTCCTGGCTCTTGAGTACGACGTCACCGACGGCGCCACCACTACTATTGAGCTCATCGGTGGAACCACTGGTGTTGTTACCCTTGATGCTGACAAGCAGTCTGTCACTCGCGTCACCAACAAGAACACCCAGAAGCTCCGCGTCATTACCACCAAGGGCAACGATACCGTCACTCGGGTTCTGTCTCTCAGAACTCTTACCTGCCTCAACGCTTAAGATAGCGTAAAAATTCAAAATGGGGTCCTATGGAGAAATTCATAGGGCTCCATTTCATTTGAGGTGGCACGATGAAGTATCATGGCGCTATTGGCTTTGCAATTACAGCAGAAACAATTGTCGATAACCAGCCAACAGGCGTGTGGGATACAACAATTGTGGAAAAGACCTATTATGGCGATTTTCTTAAGAAATCCTATCGATGGAATAAGACAGAGAATCTTAATCCTGATCTAGATGTCACAAATGAAATCAGTATTATATCTGACTCGTTTATGAAAGCTAATTACGGAACTATGAGATACGCAACTTTGTCAGGAATTCGATGGTCCATTTCTTCTGCTGAAATTGACTATCCAAGAATTCGACTGTCTTTAGGAGGTGTGTACAATGGGCCAACGCCTGGATCTGCATAAGAAACTGATTAATATTCTTGGGAGTAACCATGTATATTTTCAGCCTCCTGAATCAGTGAAATTAGTCTACCCGTGCATAGTATATGGTAGAGAAAGTGGACGCCCAATGTATGCGGACGATACACTTTATGGAAATAGAAAAAGCTATGCAGTAACCGTAATTGATCGAAATCCCGATTCTGTGATTCCCGATGAAGTGCAGAAGCTTCCTTATTGCGCTTTTGACAGATGCTACAAAGCGGACAACCTCAATCATTACGTGTTCACAATCTATTATTGAAGGAGAATACTACTATGAGTAAACTCGTATGGGACCAGGTCGGTGAACGTTATTACGAAACCGGTATTAAGAATGGTGTCCTTTATCCCCAGAATGCCCAGGGTCAGTATCCTACTGGCGTGGCATGGAACGGCCTTACCGCTGTCAGTGAGAAACCGACCGGCGCAGAGCCCACTGCAATTTATGCAGACAACACCAAGTATCTGAACCTGTACTCTGCTGAAGAGTTCGGTGCTACGATCGAAGCTTACACTTATCCTGATGAGTTCGAAGCTTGCGACGGTTCCGCAGAACTTTCTCAGGGTATCAGCATTGGTCAGCAGTCCAGACAGGCATTCGGTCTTTGCTATACCACTCAGGTTGGTAACGACATCCAGAACGAAGAGTATGGCTATAAGATCCATATTCTCTATGGCTGCAAAGCATCTCCCTCTGAGAGAAGCTATCAGACCATAAACGACTCTCCGGAAGCAAACAGCCTGTCTTGGGAAATCAAGACCACGCCGGTCAATGTGACTAACAAGAAGCCCACTTCTACGGTCGTTATTGACACTACGAAGCTCCCGCAGTCCGCAGCTGAAAAGCTGAAAGAACTCGAAGCTATTCTGTATGGTGTAGATGCTCCTGCGTTCAGCACAACTTCCATCTATGCAGTTGGCGATTATGTCACTCACACGGATGCCACTACCTCTAAGGTATATAAGTGCAAGACCGCCATCACGCAGCCTGGTGAATGGGATGCAACTAAGTGGGATGAAGTTACCAATCCTGGTCCTCGGCTTCCTCTTCCCGCAGAGATCGAAGCCCTGTTCGCAGCATAAGTTAATTCGTTTTAGACAGCTCGGACTAACCTCCGGGCTGTCTTTTTTTTTATCTTGAAAGGAGAAAAGAAATGTTTAAGAAGCCCATTACCTATACCGATTTTAATGGTGTAGAAAGAACGGAGTCGTTCTATTTTAACCTGACCAAAGCGGAGATCGCCGAAATGGATCTTACAACAGAAGGCGGCCTTGAGGCACTTCTTCAGAGAGTTGTAGATGCAAAAGATACTCCGACACTCGCAAAGCTCTTTAAAAGACTTATCCTTAAATCTTACGGCATTAAGTCCGACGATGGAAAGCGTTTTATTAAGAGCGATAAAATCGCAGAAGAATTCGAGCAGACACAGGCCTTTTCTGACCTTTATATGGAACTGGCCACAGATGCTGAAAAAGCTGCAAACTTTGTGAATATGCTTATTCCGAAAGATCTTGCGGATGAGGTAGCTAAGAACAAAGCTATTCCTGCTCAGATAAACTAAAAAGAGAATAACAGAGGACTAAAGAATGCTTACACTTAGTATACCGGAAAGAGAAGACTATAACGAATTAACGAATGAATTTTTGGTGACTAAGGGAAAAACGATTCAATTGGAGCATTCTTTAGTCTCTCTTTCAAAATGGGAATCCAAATGGTGCAAACCATACCTTACAAAAGAAGAGAAAACGGAGGAAGAGTTCCTCGATTACATTCGCTGCATGACAATTACACCGAATGTTGAACCTGATTTATATCGTACGCTCCGGAAGCCTGAGCTTATGATAATAAATGGGTATATTAATTCTCCAATGACAGCAACCATAATACATAACAAACAAAAGACGTTCAGCAGAGAAATAGTTACTTCTGAACTGATTTACTATTGGATGATATCTTTGGAGATTCCTTTTGAATGTCAGAAATGGCATCTGAATAGATTGCTGACGCTTATCGACGTATGCAATATTAAAAGTCAGCCTAGTAAGAAGATGCCCATGTCTGAAGCTATGAGCCAGCAGAAAGCTTTAAATGCTGCTCGACGTGCAAAGATGCATAGCAAGGGGTGATTACTTTGATTCGAATAAAAGCTACTGGAAACTTTGATAAAAGTTTTAGCTATTTTAGGCGATTACTCCAGCTAAAAGATAAAAACAAATTCGAAGAATTCGGAAGAAAGGGGCTTGAGGCTCTCAAAGCAGCAACCCCTATTGACTCCGGTAAAACCGCCGAATCATGGAATTATAGTGTGAGTGTCGACAGAAAAGGTGCTACGATTACATGGTATAACAATAATGTGAACGACGGTTTCAATGTGGCAATTGGCATCCAATATGGACATGGAACCAACAATGGTGGCTATGTCCAAGGGAGAGATTATATTAACCCAGCAATTAGGCCGGTGTTTGACGAACTGGCTGGAGATCTTTGGAGGGAGGTAACTAAATAATGGCAACTGTTGTAGACAATAGAGTCGTATCGATGGAATTCGACAACGCAAAGTTTGAACAAAATGTAGCAGAAAGTTTAGGAACGTTAAAAAAGTTATCAAACTCTTTAGATACTCTTGGAGAAGGATCTGCATCTGGACTCCAAAAGTTAACCGATATGATTGGGAATATTTCATTTGATAAAATGGCAGATGGAATTGAATCAATCGCAGATAAATTTACACTTTTAGGACAGATTGGACAACGTGTTATTGGCGGTATTGCTGATTCTGTTGTCGGAATGGTTTCAAAATTAAAAAGCGGAATCGATTCCGTGACTGTTGACCAGATAGCAGAAGGTTGGGGAAAATACGCCGAAAAGACAACGGCCGTTCAGACTATCATGAACGCGACTGGTAAGTCGATCGAGGAAGTTAGTGCACAACTTGATAAGTTGATGTGGTTTACTGATGAAACCAGCTACAACTTTAGCGATATGTCGAACAGTATCGGTAAATTTACTTCTAATGGTCAGGATCTTGAGAAATCTGTTATCGCTATGGAAGGTATTGCGAACTGGACTGCAATTTCAGGTCAGGGAGCTGCCCAAGCGAGCATAGCAATGTATAACCTTTCTCAGGCTTTGAGTGCCGGATCTGTTAAAGCCATGGACTGGAAATCGATTGAACTTGCTAACATGGCAACCAAGGAGTTCCGTGAGACAGTTCTTGAGACTGCCGCAGATATGGGAACGCTTAAGAAAAAGTCCGAAGGTGTATATGAAACAATAGCCGAATCTGGAAAAAAGACAGAAGAAGTAACCGTCACTTCTTTCAGAAATGCACTCGAAAAAGGCTTTTTTACATCTGACGTCCTTATGGCCGTTCTTCAGAAATATGGCTCTTTTACACAAGAACTGAATGCTGCATATGAAAAGACT